CCATCTGCCTGAGATGAAGCAGCAGCAACATCCATTAATTGCTGGTGCCCGACCGTAGGAGGATTAAAACGACCAAAAGCAATCGTAAGAGTTCCTTTGGTCTTAGGAACTGGTGGAGGAGTTTCTACAGGTTGTTGTGGTTCCTGTGCTACCGGTTGTTGCTCTGGAGCAGGTTCCGGTTGGGGTTCTGCTTGGGGTTGGGGTTGCTGTTGAGCATTTGGGTCATTATAACTCGGTGAAGGAACATCCTTTTCGTGTGGGGTTTGATTTGGGTCCTTTCCTACTCTCTGACGCTTATTATAAAACTTTAACTTTCCACCTTCGGTCTTGGCAACAAACTCATTAGTTCTTCTATCATACCAACCACCGTGCCCGTCACCCTGCAACCCAAGACGCTGAGCTTGGTCTGATGCAGAAGTTGCTTCTGATATGAACTGAAAGAAACTTTTCATTACTTACTTAATTTTTTCTTACGAATATTCGCCATTATTGCTTCTTTATTAGCAATAATATAGTATAAACCATTTTTCCTAATCTTAATGTATTTATTCTTTAATACTTCCGAGTTATTTGATTTGATTTCCTTATCAAGAGTGAAGTAAAAATACTTGATAAAATCATTCATTACATCTTTAGGTAATGATTTTTTAGTGGTAAAAATATCAATAATATTATCAAGGAATGCTTGGAGGTCTTTCATATATTACACAAATTTCTGTATGCTTCTACCACCGATTGGTTGAATAATAACTCTGGCACCTCTTATACCGTGGTCACTTCGGTCTCCTTTATAAACGCCTAAAAATACAGGTTCATAACTTGCATTTATTCTATCACCATTATTTATTTTATGTCCAGTACAAGTTAATTCATAATATCTTCCTCTACTTTGAACATTTAAAACTCCCTGCATAGTAACATCTACATTATTTTCACCCTTTGGACCCCCAAATCCATTACCATAGACTGCCAATTTTTTAAGTGTTTCATCCTGTATTTTTCTTCCTACAGTTGTTGCTGGAGGCATACCGTTTGGAAACATTTCAAGTAAAGTATTAATAAATGCCTGAGTTTCTGGATGATTATTAATTGTTGGTTCCACTCTTGCAGACGTTCCAGACCACTGTTGAAATGCTTTAGGTCCAGAACCTGCCTTATGAGAAACGTGCCCAACATACCCAGATATTCCTCTAAAATGAAAATCGCATTTAGGTGTTCCCGGTGTACTTTCACAAAGTCCCACCTGGTAAGTTGTGGCACCAACTTTTAGTGGTATAAAATCTGTACCTAATTTGTCAAATATATCTTGTAATTGCTGATTTACTCTTATAATCTGAGCGTCTTCTTGGGCGGTTGTTGCCTGGGTTCTTCCAGAAAATTCAGAGTCTTTATATAATTCAGTTAATCTTACAGTTGAACCAGAAGAAGTTGGGAGAACTATGGATTGACCAGATTTAAACTTATTAAATTTAGTAATATCTGTTAATTCAGTTACGATAGTTTTACTTAGTTTTATTTTCTGACCATTAGATTCATTCAATACAAAATCTTTACCAGTTCTAATTCTGGTTAAAAAAATATTAAAGTTATTTCTTTTTCCCAAATCATTCACGGATAAGGTAGCCATAAGTATTTTATTTTTATTTAGTGCTCAAGACTCCCGAAGGGTCATTCACCAACTACAGCACCAATCTTTTCATCAAGGTCTAAAATCACGGCACGAATGTCAGAAATACGAGGAGGAACAGAAAGTTCATCATAGGTATAACCTTTTTGATTCTCAAAAAGAATTTGACGAACGGCAGCGGCAGTCCGAACATCCATCTTAACAGATACTGTTTTAGTCATCAAATGTCTCCATCTTCACGATTTTCACTATAATATACATCAAAGAATCCGTCCGGATAACGCTTCATCAGTTTATCAATATTGGTCTGAATTACTTCATCAAAAGAGACATCAAGAGCAATACACGCTTGTGCCACATACCACATCGTATCACCCAGTTCCTTAATCAAGTGAGTTCGGGTCTCATCATTCCAAGACTTACCTTGGAAAACCATTTTCTTTACAATCTCCAAGAATTCACCACCCTCGGCATTAATACCAACAGAGGCAGTCAGGAGACGCTCAATATTAGCACCTTTCTCATCCAACTGAACCATACGGTCAGAAAGAGCAAGGAAATCTTTGGATGCATCAGAAGTTACGGCATCTACGAAGTTCTGATACTTATTAAAATCAACTCGTTGTGTCATGAAAATTTAAATCCCTCAAATGATTTTTTTGGTTTATTTTCTTCATTATTATACTCCTCTTCTTTACCACTGTCAAGTATGTCATTTTGTGCCGATTGTTCCACATCATAAAGTCTCATCTTGGCACGGTCAATTCCAACAACGAAACGCTTAAAGATTGTTGGGTCATTATATCTGTTTTTAAGTTGCTTCACCATAATCTGCCCTAGACCTTCAAGTTCCTCTGTACTAATCAGAGCAAACATAAGGTCGGCAGTAGCAGGAAGACCGAACGATTCAGAAGTATCGGTCAATTCTACATCGGAAGAACCAAAACCGCTCCTAGTCGTCTGTGTCGCACTCATAATAGGAACATTAAACTCTACTGCCAAACCACGAAGTTCTTCGGCAATAGACTTAACCAAAGTATAAGAATTGATATTACTACCACTCTTAAATCGTGAAGATGAACAGATATTCAAATAGTCAATAAAGATAATATCAGGTCTAAATGATTTCTTCAGAGCAAGTTCATTCAGAAGTGCCTTGAAGTGCCCGGAGTGTGCCGAAGCAGTAGGATATTCTTTGATTACCAAAGAACCCCGAGTCTTCTTGGAAATACCATTTACTTTATTCTCAAATGCTGAGCGTGGTAAATCAATCAGTTGTTGAATTGGAACATTAAGAAGATTCGCATCAATTCTTTCGGCAATTCTTTCTTCTGCCATTTCAAGAGTGATGTAAAGAACATTTCTATTCTGTAGTAAGGCAGAACTGGCAACATGACACATAAAGAGAGATTTTCCCACACCCGTTCCGGCAAGAGCAATATTCAGAGTCTTATTAGGCAATCCACCTTTTGTTATTTTGTTGAAATATTCTAAGTCAAATTCAATCTTATCTTCTTTACGATGATAGAACTCATATCGTTCCTCATAATTCTGAAGATAATCGTGACCTATATTATTATCAAAAGATACTGCCAGAGCATCAGAAAGAATACTGGGAATAGCATCTCTACCTTTTTTATCATCCTTACCATCGGCAATATGAATGGATTCCATAAGTGCCAAGTAAATAGCACGGTCACGACACCACTTTTCTGTAGTATCAAGAATCCACTGCTTATCCACAGGACTGTTATTAAGTTTAGAAAGTAATTCTACAATTTCTTTATTTTCAGTTTCTGTTAAATCTCTACGATTATCAATCTCAATATTGAGTGCTTCTATTGTAATTGAAGAACCATACTTAACGATAAACTCAACAATTTCCTCAAAAACTATCTTTTCTACTCTTTGTTCGTAGTACTCTGGTTGAATAAATGGAATAACTTTTCTGGCATAATCTTCATTAAATACTAAGTTTCTAAGGATTGTAAGTTCAAGTCGTTCCATTATTTTAATTAAAGATTTCGTTTATGATGTGGAACATCGAATACAAAAGTAATTCTAATGTTGTTGCCAATATTAACTGCCTTATGGGGTAGTTTATTATTGAACCAAAAGAGTGTTCCCGGTTCAATAATAATAGTTTCATCCCCAACAGTATACTCGTATTTTCCCTGAATGGAAAGGTGATATCTATCCTTCGTAAGATAATAAGTTCCTTCATCAATATGAGAACCCACTATTTCACCTACAGGAAGTGCCAAGAATCCACAACGACGGAGTTTCTTAAAATACTTTCCCAAGTAATTAAGAATCTCCGTGTGTTTTTCATATGCCGGAGTTTTAATACATATTTCAGTATTCCCAACATATTGACCTTCGGTTTCAACTCCACCCATTATAAGTTGTAATACATCCACAGTAACAGTATATTCTGTGGGGTCTAGTTGTTCAGAGTCTTCAATATCTTTTTGAGAACCCCAGTCTTCGGGATATTGCTTAAGTTGTTCTAATATTTTAGAAACATTTACATTAGTTTTTATTATACGAATGTTTTTCATTTGCCATAACTAAACTCACCTTTAGCAATCACATCAAGTTTTTCCATTACTTCCGGTGTAAAATATTTTTCGGTATTTTTTAAGATTTCTTTGGCATAAAGTTTCTTACCATCAATCTCATAACGACCTGCTACATTCTTCCAGAGTCCACCAAGTTCACCAAGTTCAAGAAGACCGTAGTAACGATCAAGACCGCGATCATCATAATACAGACGGATTTCAACATCTTGATTCTCCTTACTTAAACGGGACTTTTGAGTCTTTGCCCTGATAATGTTTCCAATTACTTCCGTTCCATCTTTTTCCTTTGACTTAGAAAGATAGATAATTGTGGATGCGGCATATTGCAATCCAGAACCTCCAGACATTTGCTTACCACCATAAAGAGACATCGACTCATAGGTGTGATTTGTCACTAGCATAGGAATCTTTGCCTGACCCAGTTTGAGAGTCAGCATACGGAAGGCACCTTTGATAAGTTGTGCCTTAGTCATATCTCTTGTATCCTTCTCTGCCAAGGCATCATTAATTTCTTTATTAGTAGAAAGCATTCCCAGAGAATCTAATACAAAGATACAAGGGTTTCTTTCATCCTCTTTTTTCTTTAGGTAAATATCAACTGCCTTGAGTGTCTTGGTACGGAATTCTTCTACCGTAACTACATTGACAACCACCAGACGACTTGTGTCAACTCCCCTACTTTCCAAAAGGGATTTTGTGATTGCTGCTTCAGTATCAAAATACAAACAGTATCCAGTAGGATTATTATCAAGGAAATTTTTAACGACGGCAAGACTGAAGAAAGTTTTTCCAGTAGAAGTTTCACCAGCGATTGCAGTAATCTTATTCCCAGATACCCCACCAAATATACTGCCGGATACAAGAGCATTAAAAATGTACGAACCCGTATCCACATAAGTTTCAGTTTCATCAATATCCGAAGCGAGTTGAGTGTATTCTCCACCAATCTCCTTCACTATGTCTTTCAAAAAATCCACAATTCATTCCTCCTTTTGTTTTTGTTTATTGAGATAATTCATTTTATAGCACCAGAGTTTTTGGTAAAGAGCAGTATCTCCACCAATCCTCATAGCACTAATAATAGTATTCAGTTCTTTTTCGTTAATAGGTAAATTCATCAGGTAAAAAATGAATCAAGATTTGTTGTATGTTCGGTTTTCCACCCAATAGAATCCAAAATAGACTTGAGTGGGTCCAAGAAACTCTTCTCAAATTGTAATTCATAATCAATATATTTGTCAAGTCCCAATTCTTTTGGAAATTCGGAGATAAAGGAAATGACATTCTCCTGTATAATATTGGGTTTTTTTAAGAAAATATACTTAACTTTCTCACCATTATTAATAAGTGAATATTTGTTAGTAAGTTTTTTTTCTTTTATGTGATGATTAAACAAAAGAGACCCACGAACGTGAATTGGAGTTCCCTTACTATAGATTCCAGAGTTAGAACTATACTTACGAATATCAGATGCTGTTCTGGGAAAAGCAATTTGCTCCGGTGGAAGAGATTTAAATTCTTGGAGACACTTATCAATAAATCTAATCACCTCATCTTCGGTTCCGCTCATCATAATCTTAAGACCATCCTTAATCATCTTGCGACAAGGTGCCGGAGTTGAAGACTTGACTGCCTCAATACCCATCATCTTCAATTTAGGTTCAGAATATCTAACTCCTTCACTATCCCAGACATTGAGAATATAACGCTTCTTCGCAGTCCAAATTCCACGGTCGGCAATATTCTCCCGCTTCATCTGCATTTTCTGATCATAGGCATTCATATACTCCGCCAGTTCTTGGTAGCAACCTTCAATATACTTTTCAAGTTCCACCTTACAGATCTTATCAAGGAACGAAACAACGCCTTCAGTAGTTTTCTCTCTTCCCTCGTATACAGTTTCAACCAAAGGACCCATATTAAGATAGATGGAGTCAGTATCAGAAGCAATAACATAATCAAAGTCCTTAGTTTTAAGAAGTTTATTGAAATATGTATTCATCTTATTTTCAATCCAACGAATAGCAACTTGCCCCGAAAGAGTAATTGCTTCGGCATTTGCTAGTTTAAAGTACCTAAACCATTCATTCCCGACACTTCCATAGGCAGAATTGAGAGCAATCTTTTTTGCCATTTGGATATTGTTACATCTAGAAATTTCCTTCTCCAATTCTTTTGTTTTTTTCTTCTCATATTGTTTTTTTGCCTCAATCATTTTTTCCTTAAAAATGACACGATCATTATACATTTTCTCCATTAGTTCTGGAAGAAAACCACGAATGTCCTTACGATACATAGCACCGTTAGGACAGACCGCATAGTCCTTATACATTTCAAAGGTAAGTTGTTGATTAAGAATCTTATCTACAGTTACGGTAGGATGTCTTTCATCAACAAGAGTTTCTGGACTCACATTAAATTGCATAATTAAATGTGGATATAGACTATTTAAGTCAAAATTTACAACCCAATCATAAATTCCAGGAACAGGTTCTTTTACATAAGCACCAGCATACTTAGAATCCTTATCAGTTTTTTCTTTTGGGGGGATAACAATATCCCTCTTCTTCAAATAGTTGTAGATAATAGTATCCCACATACGAACTTGTGAAAATACATCCTCATAATTTACCTTTCCATCATATGCCATCGTAAGGGCAAGTTCAATCAGTTTCATCTTGTCTTCCAAACGGTCAACAAGTTCTACGTCGATAATGTTATACTCTACGAATTTCTGCCAACCCTTAGTATAGAAGTCTTTGAATGTATCAAACTCGGAGTGGTCAAGTTTTTTTTGCCCAAGTTCCACACTCACAATATGATCTAGGCGATAAGATTCCTGTGCTTTATATGTAAATTTTTTATAAAGTTTGATATAATCAAGTTGACTAATACCTCCAATATCATAGGAAATATGCTTTCTTCCAGAGATATAAGTTTCATCCTCAGTTACAAGTCCCCAAGGTGACATTCTCTTCATCAGTTTTTCGCCCAAAATTCTTTCTAGACGACGAACTAGATATGGAATATCATAAAGTTCACTATTCCAACCAGTAATAACTTCTGGAGTATTTTCCTCAATCATCCACCAGTGGATAAAATCATTTAAAAGACTATGCTCATCAGAAAATGCTCGGTAAGAAACATTAGTTTGTTTATTGTCAAATGGACCCAACCCCCAAGTACGAATCTGTTTGGTATTATAGTCTTGAAGTGTAATAAGCAGCACTTCTTCTGCAGCATTTTCTACATCTGGAAATCCATTTTCCGATGCAACCTCAATATCAATTGTTGTTAGTTTAATTTTACTAATATCAAACTTAATTTCATTTTCTGGATATTTATCGGAAATGTATTGATAAATGTACTTCTCATTTCCATAGATTTTAAAATTTTCTACCCCATTATACGTTTTAAAAAACTCTCTACAATCTCTCACAGAACCAGGTTGAACTGCTTCAACATATTCACCATTCAGTGTTTTATATTTGGTTGGTTTTTTAGACGGAACAAAAAGAGTTGGAGAAAACTTCTCACGGGTCATAAAATGTCTACCATTTTCATAACCACGAACCAAGAAGTGGTCCCCAACCATTTGTACGTTTGTATAAAAATTCATCAGGTAGTTAGTTCAAGATACTTTGTAACAATTTCCGGAGTAGGTTCTGCGATTGTAAGAATACTATCAGAATGAATCATTAGTTCAGTCTGATTAGTAACTTCTGGCCAGGGTCTCATATCATCTATACTCAAAAACTGATATGGATTGATTAGTTTACAATCAGGTTCTCCAAGTTCAGAACCAACTTCAATAATCTCAGTAATTAATACCGTATCAACCTTCAATAGAAGACACTTCACATTCCGTTCCATTTACCTTTTCCTCATACATTTTTTTAATATCTTTAACTGGTTCAACAATTGTTACAACCCAATCGGGACGAACTGGAATCTCATTATCACTTGTAAAGAGAATCCAAGAAGAAAATGTTACACTTACAGTACCATCTTCGGATCCTATTGGTTCTTCCGTCAAGAAAATTGAATTACTGACCTGCATTTTATGTGGATTTGTGAATAAGTACCCACACACTTTATCTTCAGAAATCAATTCCTTAATATCGGCAATTACTGATTCTCCAGATTTTAATAGAGCAATTTTTACAGACATTTTTAGTTTTCCTCTCAATTCATTATAGCATAAAAAAGGGAGGTGTCAACTGGTTTTTGCCAGTTACCTCCCTGCGGCAACGATATTTTTGGGGCAGCCTCAAGTATTTATAGGTACTCTTTTCTGCTGTGGTGTTCTGGAACAATCTTACCTAGTCGAATGGTAAGTAGTCCGTCCTCAAAGGTGACTTCTCGGACTTCGGTGTCGTCTGATAGTGTCCATGCTCTTTTGAAACTTCGTTGAGCCAGACCCTTGTGGACAAACGTCCTATCCGATTCAGTATCTGATTTTTGCCCTTCGACAAAAAGTTTTCCATACTCTGTGAAGACATTTACTTCTCCTCTCTTAAATCCTGCAAGTGCAATCTCTAAATGAGACTCTACATTATTTACCTGAATTAGATTGTAGGGTGGATAGTTATTTGTAGTTTCGTGAAGATTGAATAGACGATCAAAATATTCGTCCATTCCAATACTATTGCGAGTAATCCTATCCATTAGAGCAGGAAGATCCGCAGCAGTATATCTCGTAAGATTAGTCATTATGGTAGCTCCTTTTTAAAGCGAGTTTGTGTTTTGTGGACCCCGAAGGCGTCCTTACTATTATATATGAGTTCATAATAAAAAAGGGAGTGTTGAACTCCCTACTTTATTATTCGGTTTCTTCAACCTTTTTCTTCTTAGAACCAATATTATACTTAGTCTCTAGAATCCAGTCACCTTTTTCCTTATGCGGGAGAACTTTAATTTGATTTAGAGGGGCAATATCCTGAACCTTGCTCACATCAACTACTTCAACCAATCCCCAATCAGCAATTAACTGAACGATACGATTACGACGCTGAATATCATTTACAGTTAAGTTTGCGTGTTTGCCATCCAGAGCAAAAAGTTCTTTAAAGTGTGTAATAAAATAACGACCTTGCTTATGAAGAATGTGACAACTCTGATAAAGTTTCTTCTCTTTTCTTGAGGCAACTCCAATACGAGTCAAAGTTTCACGAACTTTTAAGAAATCATCTGGTTCATTCAGAATGACTTCTATCATCATATCAGGCGACCATTGTACAGTGGGTTCTTGAACGACACTCATTTTGTTCCTCCAGTTTCAAATTTCGATTTAATAAATGTTAGTTGTTCTTTTGTTAGAATCCTCAAAGCCTGCTGTGCCTTTTCATTACTATAACCATAATAACGCTTGACAATATCAAGATCTTTGATTTTATCTTTACGAATCCAAGGAGAATATCTCCTCTTAACTCTCAGAATATTTATAAGAAAGTCATATTGCATTTTTTTAGGAAGAAAATGATACTGATTCAATTCATTAACAAACATAATACAATCAATTTCTCCGGAAAGACACCGATTGATAATATATGGTGCATACCCCTTCTCAGTTGAAGGGTCTTCGTCAATCAGGTTCTTCTTTGTTTGATTGATCGAGTTCAACCAGTCCTTCAATTCAGTCACCAATCAATCCCTCACTTTTTAATCTATTGTAATTATAACATCCATCAAAATTAAATTGGATTTTGGGAGTTTTTGTGTAATTAAATAATAGCAGTTCTTTACGTTGTTTTTGATCTCTCATATATTCACCTACTGAACGCATCGTATAAGTTAAATCAAACTCAGCGGCAGTCCAGTTCGTAAATCTATCTTTTACAAGTTGATCTGAATTATAACTCACTAATTGATCCATATTATTAGAATCGCAATCAGCAGCAAACTTATCGTGATCAAATCCTTTGTGCATTGATCCCTTACGCCCATAGAGATTATCCTTAATGTCATAAGGAGGATCGAGATACATAAAAGCACCTTTGTTTCCATCCATTAGATAATCATAGGAATAATTAGTTATACGCCAATTTGCAATCAGTTTAGAATACTCCGAAAGTTTTTCAATACCTCTCAGTGAAAAATTGCTATTCGATGCTTGTGGAGAAAAAGAAGAACTTTCGGTAAGACCACTAAAGGAGCACTTATTGACGATATAAAATCTGACTGCTCGCTCAAAATCTCCAGTCTTAGGATCATTTAGGATAGTTTTAGAGATGTCAAACAACCCCCTTGCAGAATCAGGATCAGGGCAGGCACTCTTAAAATGTAAGAGATGGTCCTTAAGTTCCGTTCCAAACATCTGGAGTTGCTGCCAGAAGATTACAAGCGGAGAATAAAGGTCATTCACCCAAATCTTGAGGTCTGGATATTTTTTAGTAATATGAATTGCCACAGAACCACCGCCAAGAAATGGTTCTCGGAACTCATCATAATTACGAAGATCTGGGAAATAAGGGTCCATCTTGGTACAAGCACGGGACTTGCCGCCAGGATACCGCAAAGGGGTTTTAAGAGATTTCTGTGTTTTCATAATCAGATTTGTGATACTTCAAGTATTCCCAAAAGGTAAGTTTCATTTCTTTATGCGTCATACCACAGTGCTTTGCTGCAGCAGGAAGAGTCATTTTAGCACGAAAGAGTGCTTCATTTGCCTCTTTCACATTCTCTGGAGTTGTTTTAACAGGTTCTTCTTTAAGATTCTTATATGAGATTTTATACTGGTTCACTTGAAATTGCACTCCACCATTATTTCAGTCAAGCAAGCAAGAAGATTTATCTCTTGGTCCGCAACAAATGCCGATTGATATTGATACTTTGCCACAACTAATACTGCGGCAGCAATAGAAGGTCCATCAAGAACATCGTACAAGGAGTCATAGATACGACGCAAAATGATATTGGTGTCATTATCCAAATTGGAAACAACCCACTTACGAACTTCGGAAAAGTTCTTTTCTTTCAGATACTTGTTTAGTTCATTTACGGAGATGTCCGAAAAGGATGCCAAAATACCCGAATCAATTTCACCACTAACAGAATATCTTTGACATTCGTTGGTGACCCGTCTGAAGTCTGGGAAGTGTTTGTTTATTAGTTCCGCAAGGACCTTCGGATCATATCTGACGCTCTCCTTATCCAGGATGTTTTGTAGACGCTTGAAGAAGGATCCTGCCAACTTAGTCTTTTCTTTTCCTTTGATTGTGAAGTCAATGACGGCACATCGGGAGTGAAGAGG